CGCCACCGCCACCGCCACCGCCACCAGTAATAAAAGTAGTGATTTGTGTTACACCATCTGGAACTGTAAAATTATAAGTTCCAGGAGTAGCATAAGTTTGCGAACTATGTGGTGCAGAAGTTGAGATAGCATTAATTCCGTCCGCTAATTCTTGGTATGTGTAAATTCCGTCACTATTTGCATCATTAACCGTTCCACCCTTGCCAGTAATAGCGGTTTTAATTAATACCTTTCCACTACTGGCATTTGTAAAAAGTTCATTTATTGCCCCTGTTACAACTTTTGAGGTTGTACTAAGAGTTGTTAAATCACCAAGTTGCGACGCATTTTCTAACAAATGCGCTTCAAAATCTTCACTAGCTACGTCTAATTCAACTTGTGTTGCCACATCAAAATTAAGCTTTTCAACCGCTATTGAATTATTTGGAACTGCACCCATTGTAAAGTCTACCGCTATACCATCCACATAAGCAACGCTTGCTTTTCCTGCTACGTCTGCCACTGCTTGTTCTAGCTGTGGTTTAATTAGGTTATAATCTGTCTGCACGTCTACTGCTATACCACCAGCTGTAACGGCTATATCTAGTGCGTTATCGGCTGTACTAACCGCATTAGTGGCATTAGTTGAAGCTGTTGAAGCCGTGCTTACTGCACTTGTAGCTTTACTGTCTGCTACATTAGCGGTTGTTACTGCGGCATTAGCTTCTGTTATAGCATCGTTAGCCATTTCAACTGCACCACCTGTGGCTATATTTATTCCTGCAATTACAAGGTCTTGTGCTGTATCTGCTACTTCGCTAAAATCATGTATTTCTTGAATTGCACCGTCTAATTGTGTTCTGATTGCCGCCTCGCTCGTTGCAAAAGTCGGGCTATATACTGCATCTGTTAGTTTTTTTAGTCTAGTTGCCATGTGTTCCTCCTTTACCGTATCAACTTTCCAATCTTATATCTCCATTGAACACCGCTAATATTCATATCTGTTCCAATAACCTCATTCGTAAACTCACAACCAAAATAACGGATTCCTTTTTCGTAAGGTGAAAGTTCCCAGTTGAATAATGGGCCCATAACTCCGTAAGTAAAACTTGACCACGAAAAATCAGACCACGAAAATGAACCGACTTCAATCCTCTCTGTAGCTGAATCACCAAAAATATCATCTGATGTAAAATAAACAACTTTGAACGTTGACCTCGTGTCTCCACGCACCATAACATAGCCTGTTAAAAGGTCGAACTCATATATGCCGCCGCCAATTAATCTTAGCGGATATCTATATAAGGCACTTATCAAACCACCAAAATCATGGAAGTCATTGTGAAACTGAACCGTCAAGCCTGTTGCTCTATCGCAATACATCAAAGTATCGTCGACTAGCCAACTAGCGGCATTAATGGAATCAAAGTACCACCACGAAAGCCGTTTTGCTGATTCCTCGGGATTGCCTGTGTCTGAATAAGGTGATAGAAAATAATCCCACAAATAAACCTTATCATTAACGCACAGCCAATATTTTCCGTTGAAATCAATACTACTAGCAGACTTTAGATTTGTTTCTGCTAATAACCTAGGGTTAATATTTCTACTAATTGGGAATACATTCCTTTGACTATTTACTGCTGTTCCTACTAGGACATATGCGCCATTACGAGAGTTCAAGAACGTAAGGTTGTTGTTTATACTCTGAATTGTATTAGGACAGTCACAGCCTATTTCAGAACTGATTGCAAAAGTATTAAACACACCTTTTGTTCCGTCAAAGGAATAAGTCTCACCATATATCTCACGTTCCTTTAAAATACATAAAGTATCATAATGTTTTCCGAATCCTGTTATATTTTCATCAGTTAATCCGATGATATTATAATTGTTGTAAGCAAAATATGTTGGGTCAATTCCAGCCGTTGTTATCCCAGTCCAGTAGAAATATCCGGACCCGTTATTCCCTACAAATAATCTGTTGTCATTCTGCCCACCAAAAGCAATGGCGGCAAGGCAATTTAGAATTGCATCAATATCTGTTTGAACGGTTTTGAAAAGCGTTAAAATAACATTATTTATTCCGATTGCAGGTGCTGTAGAGAATGTCACAAGCCCAGTTGTTCTGTTAACGCTGAAATGTGTTCCCTCTGTTTTAACCACACCGCCAATTGTACAGATTATTACGGTTGCATCGAGGTTAACATCTGTTAAAGTGAAGACGGTTGCTACATTGTTGCCATGAAACTTATTTGTAAGCCCTGCGCCTAGTCGGTTGTAATTCTCGTTCGTATCGCCGCCGCCTGTAGGAGTTCGGTTAATTATTACGGTTGGAATATATGGAATTACTGCGGTTGCTGTTGTTCCATCCCATACAATATATTTACCTGTCTGCTTTAAATACAGCTTGCCGTTAAATTTAAAGATTTTTGATTCACTTGCATTTAAACCACTAAAAATAGAGGTCGAAACGCCCGTGATTGCATCTTGTTTATATAGTTGAGTTCCACAATGTTTAACAAAATTGCCCATGAATTTATATTTGTATGAGCCGTAACATATTGGTTCTACTACCTCGGCGGCGTTTAGGTGTTCCTGCCCAGCGCGAATCCCTAATTCTCCGTTTATGAAGGTCATGTTTAAAATATTTGGAGATTGATTTTCAGCCAATTTATACTCTTTTTCAGTATAGTTGACACCGCCATTTAGCAAAGAAGGCGAAGATGGCCAGAATTTTGGCTGTGGTTGGGCTTGAATATTAAATTTAGTTGTTTTGTATGCCAATTCTTAACCTCCTATCCCATGCTGAACACGGTTTGTATACTGGTTTCTGTTACTGAATTTGAATTCGTTATGTTCTGTACTTTCTCACCAAACAAAGACCTCAACCATGCCGATAAAGCTTGATTGTCTGCCGTTGTAGCCATTATTCCGGCTTGCAATACTACTAGGTCGATTGCTTTATCTTCAAGGTCTAAAAGCGTTGTATCCACATCTGTTGGCAATATAACTTTTGGGTATCTGTAGTAATGAATATCAAAACTACCAACATCATAATGGTTTAGAATTACTTTTTTGTTGTTTTCCCATTTAAAAGAAATATAGGCTTCGTAAATTCTTGGGTCTGATTTAATAATCACCGTGTCAAACTCCAAAAAGTCCGATGGCATATCATAAGCAACAAACGGCGAATAAACTTGAACATCTTCATCGGTCGGAAATGCATAAGCGTATAAAGCTACATTGCGGATATTATAAGGATATAATCCCGTGAAGGTAACCGTTACTATATCTGTACTTGTTGCCCCTGTGTTGAATTTGTAGGGTGTAAAAACACGCTTAATGGTATTGTTTATGGTTTTGGTTACTATACCATTGATGGCTATTGTAACCGCGCCTATGTTATCCATTTCAAAGTAAAGGGATTTTGTACCAGTTTGGGTATAAATTTTGTTATCCCCAGGTAAATACTGTTGTACATCAAACCCGCTGAATAGCCCTAATTGGCTTTTAATTGAGTTCTGTGTTACTGTGAATACGGCTGGTATTTTAACAAGTTGTGCCACATAGGTTGAAGCTTCATTTAGGAAGTAATTAAATTTATCTTTGTAGTCTGCATTCTTACTTTCAGGTATACTTATTCCTTTTCTGGTTGCTTCATCGAGCAAGCGAAGGAAGATTGCAAGACAATATCCTTTAGTTTTCATATTTCACCTCCACGTGAAGGTTACGATTTAATTTCAATTTCTTGTGACATTTTCTCTTCTGCTTCAATTGTCCCGATATACGAATTATTCCAGTTATCAGCTACGGATTGAGGCACGCTAAGTTGTTTACCTACACCTAATATAATCTGATTTCCATTTATGCATAGGAATTTTTCTTTTGCGGGATTTTGCTTATCTAGTGGTATCATCAAGGGAACCATTTCTTCACCTACGAATGTTAAATTGTTTGCTTCTACTGTTAGTTTTCCCCATTTTTTTGTTTGTTTTGTTACGTCCATTGTAATTCCTCCTTAAAATAAGGGAAGGCGTTTGCCCTCCCTTTAATATTTGTTACCATTTTACACGTCTAAAACTTCGAGCCTAATTATAGCGAGAGGTTGTAAAATAGCTGCCGTAAAGGTGCTTTTCCAAGCAACTGTTGAATATAAAGCTAATGGATTCTCTGTATTGCCCTCGGTATAAACGAGTATTTCAGGTTTGCTTGAACCTGCAACATCTGGGATTCCAAAAGCCGAATCACCAATTATGATTATGGATTTTCCTGCAAGGTTTCCACCTACGCCACCGTTAACGAATACTGGTGCGGTTGTTGCTTCCATGAAGTAAATACCATACATCTGACCTACAATTCCTTCTTCCCTGTTCTTTACATCGACATAAGTGTTCTGGTCTTTCCATTCTTGAAGGTTGAATATCTGTGTTACTGTATCAGGATGAACAAATGCTAAATATCCCATACTGCCATTAGGAAGTTTGATTTTTTTAACGTTGTTTTTAACCATTGTTGCTCTGGCTTTTTGAATTTCTGCTGCTGATATTTTATCTCCTGCTACAAGTAACGCTCTCGAAGCTTTTGCTCCTGCAAACTGTCCGTTAGTTCCTGCTACGATAATATCTCTTACAATAATATCCATTGTCATTCCAGCGTGCTCGCCAAAAAGCTGTGAGACTTCTGTAAGCAAAGGATCAAGCCCAACAAGGTCGATAAAATCTGTCAACTTAGTGTATGTGCCGAACTGCTGGACTGTTGCAGACACTTTGTCAATAGTTAAATCAATTCCGTTCGGTGTTACACCTTCGACAATAGCTGTAGTTGTTACTGCTGGCATTTGCAACCTTCTCCATGAAGTTGTTGCTCCTGCGTGCTTTGGTATAGGTGTTTTCTTACCATACTTCATGAAGAACAAAGAATCTTGCAGTCTTTCAAGTAGCGTTCTCTGATAAAACTCTGCGTTTTCTGCTGTCAATCTGTTATTAGTGCCATCACTTGGAGTTGTATAGGTTTGTAGTTTAGCTGGCATATATTTTCACCATATCCTTTATTATAATTTTTTCCTCTCTCCTCTCAAGACTTGTGTCTGCATTTCTGCAAAATCAGCCTTGGACATGGAATAGATAGTTTTAGAATCACTATCGCCACCACCACTTAATGAACCAGGAGAACTAAGTCCATTAGCCGCTATTTTTTTAATCGTGTCTTGCTGTGCCATCTCTGCTTGCTTTGCAATAAATTCCTTTTTATTAGCAAGAAATACGGCTTCTGCAAAGGTTTTTCCGCTTTGAACGTATTTAACAACCTTGTCAACATTGGGAAGTTTTGCAACCTCGGTATCTGAAAAATCTTTAATGTTAAGGTCAATTCCACAATCTTTCAATTCGTTGTTTAGTTCTGACAAAGCAGTAGCAATGTTCTTTTCTTGCCGTATCGTGCTCAATTCTTGAAAGTCAGGGTCTGATTTCTTCCATTCCTCAAATAAGGGTTTAACACTATTAGGGTCAAAACCATTTGTTTCTTGGAATTTAGCGTTATCTGCTTCTTCTTGCTGTTTTGCTATTGCTGCATCATAAGCGGCTTTCGTATGGATTCCATGTTCAGTTCCAAAAAGCTTTGAATAAACCGCATCTTCTGCTTTAGTTGTAGATTCCTTCAACCTGTCACTGAAAGCCTTTGTAGTGCTTACATCTGGTACAGGGTCAGTGTTTGGTATCGGGTCGCTACTCGGTGCTGGGTCTACGTTGGGTAGTGGGTCGCCCTCTATAGGGTCAGCACTTGGAGTAGGGTCACCTTCCGCAAATAATTGAAGGTTTATTTTCATTGGAGTGGCGATTTCCTCGGAATTATCCGAATTAGCAGCCAAAATGTTATCTATCATGGTTGTTTCTCCTATTCTTAGTGGTGAGCGACATTCCACTTATTTGCAGCTCGTTTTACCAGTGGTTTTCACCTTTCAAGGGTACTGGCAAACCCCGCTTAGTTAAGTAGGTCTAGCAACCTTATTGCATCAAAAAAGACACTCGTTAAAAGTGTCTTGGTAATTGTTATGAGCTTAGTATTAAACCCTTATATATCAACGGTTTCAATCATAATTAGTGCCCAAAATCGCCTTTGTGAGCTTAATATATTTAACTAGAATTAGACCACCATCCTATCCCTCAAATGAATTTATAGGTGTTTCTTCTCTGCTTATTTCGACCATTTTAAACTCGCAATCTCTATTAAGGCACCCTAAAACCATGACATTTACGCCACGTTCTAGGTTTATACCACCTGCAATCTGCTTTAAGGGGTTTGAACATTTTGAACAGTTCATTACACCTTCACCTCCAGTTCTACGTTTTCTCTCTCTACCTTTGCATTCCAATATGTAGCAAATTCCTCATATTCTTCTGCTGATAGTCCAGTTTCATATTTAAATAGAGAAATAAGCTTTATATATAAGGAATTTATAGCTTCTGAAACATCTTCTTCAAACATTTTACTTAAGCGTTCATTTGAATATTTAGGCATTTACATATTCACCCCCTGATTGTAGTTACATTTTCCATTGTGCCATGCGCCGCATTCTTCTTTTGGGCAATCCATAAGTTTAAACTCAACAACATAGCCCTCTGTGTAACCTTTGATTATCCCAGTTTCTTCATTAATCAAATCATTTTTATACTGTTTTACACAGTTTTCTTGCTTACGGTTATAAGGACATTGGATTTTGACCACCTCCCATACCTGTACTAGCCATTGCTTGTTCCATTAATTGCGGATTAGCACCGAGTTCGGCTTGCTCCACTGGTGTTAAACTTGCTTTGGCTGAATCAATAGCTGCCGCCTGTGCTGCTTGCTGTTTCATCATCTTCTCTTGTTCAACTTCAAAGTCATGCTTCATCCCGCTAGGCATTGCGTTAGATGGTGAATATTTAGTAAACTGGTACTTATCTATCCACGTTCTATCAGCCATTTCCTTCAAAATAGCCATCGTCAACGGTTCTGTCATAGTTGTGGTTGGGCTTACGTCTATTTTTAAGTTAAAGGATTTGTCTTTATGTGCTGTACCTAGAAACTTCTTGGTAATATCTTTATCTTCTGCATCTTTGCTTGCAATAGGTCTAGGCGTATTGTAATAAATCTTGAAGAACTCTTCTAATATACGCCCTATATTTTTATCAGAACGAAATAATCTATTTTGATCGGCTTGATTAGGCTTTTGTGCTTGATTTTGCAAGGCTATAATTGCTGATGCCGCCATGTTAGCCCCGATAACTTCACCTGTGTTAACCTCTGTTGTGCCTGTGGTTTGTCTGCTTAAGTCATACAGCTTTTCAGCTAGTGCAGGTGGAGCATTTGAAAAGTTTGGCGGCTGCATATACTTAATTCCGTCAACGCCACCAGGTTGATAATGGTCTGTGATTATTTCACCAGGTTCATTAGTTACAGCTTGAAGCAATGCGCCCATCTTAGCTAATATCTTGGGCCATGCGTTGCCCTGCACCCCCAACATAATCATTCCATAAATCCAATTGATAGCTTTATTTATAGTAATTATGTCTTGAATAGCAGAACGACCATAAACGCAATCGTCAATTTCATCAAATACTAAAACCTCAACGGGATATATCGTAAAGGGTTTAACTGTTTCTGCCGTCTCTTGTGTAGGAGATAGTGTTCTCGGCTTTTGGACTACTGACGTTGCTGTAATTTCTGTCCAGTAAATTTGTCCATCTTTTCTGTAATACTTTGTGTAGCTAGTGGTAGTATTGGCATTTTTAGCCGTTTCGTTATCAATGTCTGTTCCTGTTTTCTGTTCGTCTGGAACTATCATTTGCCAATTTTCACCGTTCTTTTTTGACCGTTCTTTTAGTTCATCAACATCTCTATCGGAATTACGAATAATAATAAAAGGCTGGTCTTGTGTCTGATAAGGTTTCAAGGTAGGATTACCAAAACATATATCAGTAGGCTTTATTGTCTGTCCCTTGATTCTACCTATGTAATTAGTGAATTGACCACCTTTATATGAGTTATCCCAATAGTAATGGAATATACCAGTTCCTTTTGTTAAGGTACTATCAACAGCACACTCGTTTAACGAGTCTTGGTCTAAGTCCTCCCATACGCTTGCTGCTGCATCTGTATAATCTTCCGATGCTATTATTAACTCTGATGAATCACCACCATCTGGAACTTCTGCAGGAGAATACACAAGCTTTAAGGTTTGGGATAGTATATTGCTTTTCTTATTTCTAATAGTGAAGCCACATTGATTGATAACGATTCTAGGCATACACTTAGTTTTAGCCGTTGGTGCTTTCCAGTGTCTACCCTCTTTGAAGTCTACGCACTCTTTCCATGTCTTATAAAAGCCTTTGCTTACCTTGTATGCTTTATCATCGTCAAACTCTTTCCAAACGCTTGCTGGGTCTGTTTTAATTGCCATTTAAACCTCCTCATAAAAAGGGGAATATTCTTCTAGCTGTTCTTTGCTGTATTTATTAGCTTTATCTACTTTGCTTTGTTGTGCTGATTCAACTACCTGTGAGATGGGACTTTTAAGTTCAGGCTCCTGTTTGTTAGTTACTTGTATATTCCACCTAAGTCCTAAATGGATTGCTTTTACGGCACAAAAAAAGCCGCTTATGAAAGCAGCTAATAGACTTAATGTGATTATGATTGTGTTCAAAACGTTCCCCCTTTTGCATCCGCCAATACCGTTAATTCTGCTAACCATTGTTTTACTAGTGGCATATTGCCGTAATCAATAGCATCTTTTAACAAAGCCGACAAGACAACCATTTTTTTATATTTGTCTACCATATACTTAACATCTCCTTTTCTCTTTTAAGAAACTCTTCTTTGGTCATAAGTCTTTCAGTGTAAGGCTCTAGTTCACCAGGCCCATTCATTACCAACACTTTAATATATTCTTGACCTACCATATGTCTAAGTCTCCTTTTTCTTCTGGTGTTTCAAACATCCAGTTAGTTTTCTTTTTAAGTGGTGTTATAAGAGTGCTATAGTCACTTATAAGTCTTACTAATGCTTGTGACATACTGTCTACTTGATCGTCATGTTTACCGTTAGGGAAGGACGAGCATTCATCTACAAAGTCATTAACCCAGTTAGCATCTGATGGAAGGTATACATTACCAGCTTCTATATGTGGTAATATGGCTTGAACTCTAGCTATCTTTGAACCCATTGGGTTAATACCAACCATGCCTGGTATCTTGTGTTGTAGCATTTGTATAACGGCTGAACCGTTTGCCTTATCTTCTACTAGCTTAAGCCATGAATTAGGGTATTTAGCTGATATTTGTTCTATCGACCTAATAGTAGTAGGTAAGTCCATTCGTTCCCTTACAATGTCTAATAGGTACTTATCTGCACCTACTCTGCCCCATACTGTGCCAACAACAAAGTCTGAACCATCGCTATCTTTAAAAGTGCAATCCCATGATTGTATCTCTTGGTCAAATCTTTCAGGTTTCAATGTGTAGTATTTAAACCATGACCGTTTAATCATGTTACCTTGCTCTGCTGTTGGTCTACCTTGCATTAAAGCGTTCCACGACCTACTGCCCTCTGTACTTGCATATGAACTCTTGAAGTCTTTGAGCCATACGTTATCCTTACCTATTTGAGGGAACAAAGCATCGCCTATATTACGGCCTAGTATATCGTCTTTCTCTGCTTCGAGTGGTATGTTTATCTCTAAGCACTTATGTTTGAAACCGTTCTTCGCATCTAATAGTCTACCTGCTAAATCATCTTCGTGCCATCTAGTCATTATTAAGATGATAATGCCATCTGCTGATAGTCTAGTATTTATTGAGTTTAAGAACTCTTCCCATATACGGTCTCTATATGTTTGGCTCTCTGCTTCTTGACGATTTTTAATCGGATCATCTATTATAATCAAGTCTCCTGGATTACCTGTTAAGCCTGCCATTATGCCCTTACTAATCATACTACCTTTGTGACCTTTAATCTCAAAGTCTGTATCTGATTGCTTTGATAACTCAATGTCAAATATCTGTTTGCCAAACTCTAATACCTTCTCTTTATTCCGTCTGCCAAACCTCTGTGCTAAATCATCGCCGTATGATACCTCTATAACTCGTTTAGATGGGAACTTGCCTAAGTACCATGATGGTAGCGTCTCTGTCACGCATTGGCTCTTACCGTGTTGTGGTGGCATTGATATTATAAGTATATTTTGCTTAGTCTCGTGAGCTATCATTGATTGTATATTATCACATACTAGTTTCAAGTGATCGCCCAGAAACCATCTGCCACGATGTACATATAAGCAATACTCTGCATAGTTGTTTTTAACTAATATCTTCTTGCTATACTCCGCTATACGCTGTTGCAGAGCCATCGACTGTGCTGTTAGTGCCATTGTATCACCTACTTAACTCGTTTTCTGCATCTTGCACAATATTTGCGTTGCCATACATATTCAAGCCCAAACATATCCTTATCATGGGATTTTATTATTTTCTTGCTATGCCCAAATAATTTGCACAATAAGCTCATTTTAAACCCTCATTTCTGCATAATATACACAAATTACATCATTTTTAAGACGTTTATACATTTTAAGTAATTAAATTATTTTCGCATTAACCAAAACAAACCCTATAGCCGTTGTGGTTGTAAGGTTTGAAAGTGATTAATACAAACATAACTCAACGAAATAAATGTTTCGGTTACTTACTGTAATATTTCTGTAACAATTATTCCCTATCAATAATACTTTGTATTTCTTCGGTTGACATTTGCCCGCCTTTAGCAATTTCTTCTTCGGTTGCTTTTTTCATAAAAGATTGAAAGTTTAGATCCGTTGTGATGTTTGTATTTACATTAACAGATTCAATTTCCTGTTTATCTCTCCACTGTTTAGGCTGTCTATTCTTTAGCCAAAATATAGCTGCTGTTGGGTCTGGTGCATAATGCTTAGTAACTTCCATGGTATCAGTAATTTGTCCTTGAAAGCTTGCCGTGATTGTCTCTGGGTGTTCATATCCAATAGCTCTGTTGTACAATTTACTAGCTACATTTGCATCAGCATTTATTTTACCTCTTTTTATGGACTCCGAAAAATCTTGATATTCTAATTTCCATAAATTGAGAGTTGATTCAGATACACCAAAAAAGTCAGCAATTTCAGTATCTTTAGCACCTAATAAGCACAATTTATAAACCTTTTCAATGTACTCTTCTTTGTATAATGTCGGTCTGCCTAAAGTCATTATTAATCACCGTCCTTTATATTGTTTAACTTATCCGTTAGTTTTATTATTCTATTTTCAAATCTTTCTATTTCATATTTATATAGAATACATCTTTCTTTTAATAATGCTATATTTTGTTTTAAATCTTCTTCTTTTGTGA